TATCAAGTCATTTGCTAAAAAGTCCTGTCAAGATTGCATTTAGAAGAGCAACCTCCACGGATGACGGAGATTTGTTAATGATCGTCAATGGTACTGACGGAACGATGGCAGCGTATTCGATACACCGATCACAAAAGGTTGTAGCTCCAAGTGAGTTTATAACCGATGGTACATACGAAGATTGTGCGGTTGATATTGATGATATTTATGTGATTGTTAAGAGAACGATCAATAGTAATACAAAACATTATATAGAAAGGTTAGACGATGATAGAACTACTGACGCTTCTTTTCAGCTTTTTGATGGGAGTTCTGATGGCAATAAGCCTACCTCAACGACAGTTTCAGGTCTTAGTCATTTGGAGGGAAAAACTGTGGAATGTGTTCGAGATGATATTTTCTTGGGTGAAAAAACTGTTTCGTCAGGACAAATAACAATCGATCAAGTTCCAACAACCTATGTTGAAATAGGTTTACATCATGATGTATTAGCGAAAACATTACCAGCAGAACCCAGACTTGCTTCGGGTACAATGGTCGGAAGAAAAAAAAGAATAGTAGCGGTATCTCCTGTTTTAAATCAAACACAGAATATTGCTATTAATGGGAACGAGGTAAGTCTTAAACAGTTCCCCTACACTCTTGATTCTTCTGAAACATCATTTACAGGACGAAAAAGAGTAACACCATTATTAGGTTATGACGAGGAAGCCCAAATATCAATCACTCAAACGAAACCATTATTTTTCACATTGTTAAGTTTAGAGTATAGCGTGAGTGGTAGTCAATGAGTGTTGGTTCTGTAATTAGTGCGGGTATTGGGTTAATTGGTTCTGCTTTGCAGTATCGATCTTCTGTTGCTGAAGGAAGAATACAACAACAAATTGCAGAAGCTCAAGCTCGTAATGAACGACTCAAAGGACGAGTCGAAGCAGTAAAAGCACAAGAATCAGCTAATGAAATACTAAGACGAACAAAAAGAGCATTAGCATCAAACATTGCCAGAGGATATTCAAGTGGTGTATTGCCAGAGGTAGGATCGGCAGCGGTGTTCTCTGAACAACAAGTCTTACGACCAGCAGCATTAGATGTTGGTATATTAGAGGAAGACGCTTTCTTAGCTATTGAACAATCAGAACGTCAAGCACGGAATTTAGAATACAAAGGTGGTATGGCAAAAAGACAAGCTCAAACTGCTGCACTCGGTAATTTATTTGTGTCAGTTGCTGAAGTTGGATTATCTGGTGCTTTTAGTGGATTAGGATCTTCTAGTCCGACTTCTACTCTTCCTGTTACGCCTATGGCTAGACCAACAATTCCAGTACCCATTGGAGGTTCACTTGCTGGTAATGCATCACAAATAAATACTGCTGGTAATGTCGCATTGAATAGAGCTGTCAATCCAATGTTTGTAGGACAGACAAGTCCTCTAAGAGGAGGTGTCTATAATACTGCTGGTGGAGGTTTGATATAATGGCTGAAAGAGTACGATTAGATAGATCAATATTAAGTTCGAATTACAGACCAAGTGCTGCAACCGAGGTAGGTTTATTAGAACAACAAGCTGCTGGTCAGAGTCAGATCACACAGTTACTCAATACTATGTCAGGTTTTTTTTACGATCAAATGGCTGAAAAGGTTGTAGAAGAAGGGGAGCTGTTGGGTGCAAGGAATCCAATTACTATTGATGAAATAAAAAAAGCTCAACAGACAGGCGAAAATGTTGTGGGTCGTTTGGGATATGGAATGAAAGGTAAAGCTGCTCGATCTACTGCATTTAAAATATTACAGAACGAAATTGAAGTTGAAGCAAGAAGAGAATTTCAGAATGTTACAAATGAAGCAATAAAACAAAATATTCCTTATGAAGAACTTGCAGATTCATTGGATGCAATCACTATAGGTTATACAGATTTGTTATTGAGTGTTGATCCTAAAATTGCTTACAATGTAAAAGGAAATCTTTCAGTAATCAGTAATAGTCTTTATACAAAGTATGCAGATGATCAAATTAAAAAACAACAGGCGAATGACACCCTTCGAGAAATGTTTGCTATGCAAGATGATATTCAAACTATTAAACCAACGCTAAAACAGTTTATAAAAGGAGGAGATCCAAAAGCAATTCTTTCATGGACAAAACAATATAGACAAACATTTGAAGAAGTAATTTTAAATTCAAATTTATCTGACGCTAATAAAGCAAAATTTAGGAATGAATCACAAGATATTATTGATGATGTTATAGTTGAAACCCTGGTTGAATATTCTTTGGACAACAATGTTTCGCTTTCAAGATTAATAGAAAAAGAAATAAAAAATAAAGGACAATTATCAAAGGGAAATATTATTTATAACATTAAAAACTCTGATATATCATCACTTGTTAACAGTTTAAGTAGGGAAAGTATAAATAATCTAGTACCAAAACTGAATACAAAATTAGAAGAAATGAATGACCAAAAAAAAATAGATTTAGATCAAGGGATTGCAGAAGCACAAATAAAACAAGATGTAATTAATCAAAGATTAAAATCATATTTTGAAACTTATAATCCGTCAGACGGACCAATACCAACAAATATACAAGCAGATATTGAAGAACTAAAATTTCTTAATCAACCTCTTTATAATAAATATGCAAAAGCATTTAAAGGAAGCAGAGCTGGTTTTGCGGTTATGCCAAATTTACAGCTAGAACTGTTGATTGAGGAACAAATAAAAGAAGATCCATTCAATTTTGAAATTACAGATCTACTTGCAGAAAAAGAAAATCTTACACAAGAATTTTTTGAGTCAATAAAAAAAGAAGTAGTCGCCAATCAACAAGAAGAATACAAAGAATTTTTGGGAGAAGTTAGTACTAACTCTGCACTTGCTACAGAATTTCCAGAATTAAATTCTGAAATAAATGAAAGTAATGTAGCTTTTTTTAGTGCAACTAAACAAAAGGATGAGTATGCAAGAAAAACTATTATGCAAAAATTTTTAAAATTAGAAGCATCAAAGTCTGTAAGAGAAGGAAGGGCATTTAATCCTGTTGAAGCACTTAGACAATTTAAAATAGACAATGCGGAGCGTCTTGCTGATCCTAGAGGAAGAAAAGCGGCAGCAGCAAAAATAGGTACGGAACATTTTACAAACTTTATAGATAAATATAAAGAAGGTTTAAAAAACACAGGACTATTTAGAGATTTACAATATCCAGATGATATTGTGGACACAGAAGAATTTTATAAAACTATAGCTAAAAATTATTTTGAAAATAAAAATGTTCAAGCAGCAGTTGCAAATTTCTTTAGAACAAGCTCATCAATAGAAAATACACAGAATAGAAGTAGTCTTAATAATGGTTTTGTAATAGATCTAAGAGCAAGAGCAAAAGCGTTAGGACTTGAGTTTGAGGAGTAAGATTAGATGGCAGAGCAAGATATATTTGATGTTTTTCTAGAAGAACGTGCTATGAAAAAGAGTGGTGCAGAATTATTACCAACTGTCGAAAATGGCTTTATTACTATGCGAGAAAAAACTTTAGTAGATACTTTTGATCAACAAGTACAAAAAGGCGTACAACAATTATTTTCTAAGTTGACTCTTAATGAAGAAACAAAAGAAGATCTACGAACAACAGGAAAGGTGGTAGAAGGTGTGGCTAAAGGTTTGTTTGCTGGAGGTGTAGTCAATCCCCTTGCTCTCATCGTTGACGAAAATTCAAAGTTTATGCAAGATGCAAGACAAGCAGTAGAATTTAATCCTGAGTTCGGCTTTGCTGATATGGGGTATCAAGCATCTAAATTCTTTGGTTCTTTTCTTGGGTTAGGAAAATTAATGGCAGTTGGAAAAGTAGGTAGGCAATTATCAAAGTTAGGCACATTTGGTAAAGAAGCAGCAAGAAGTGTGGTGTCGGATTTTACTGCATTTGAGGGATCAGATGAAAATCTTATTGACGGCATAATGGCATTGGGTGTTGATCCAAATGATTATCCTTTGGTTGAAGCACTTGTAACAGACCCTGACGATAGTGATCTAGAAGGCAGATTAAAAAATGTATTAGCAAATTTACCTCTGGAAGCACTTGTACCAACTGTTGCTGTGTTAGTAAAAAAAATAAAAGGTAAAGCTAGTTCAGAAGAAATTAGTCAAGCACAAGATAATTTAAAAAAGAAAAGTAATGAGTTATTAGATAAATTTTCTGTGGGAGCTGCTATGAATCCAGAAGGAGATTTAGCTAAATCAATTATTGAAGAAGCAGACGTTAATACAAGTGTATCTAAACTAGCTCCCACAGAAGGCAAGGTTGTAGACCTTAAACCAAAAGTAGATCGTCTTAACTTTTACTCTAAAGCAGAAGAAGTAACTAATCAGTTAAAACAAAACAAAGGTACAGGACAACAGTATCGCCAACAATTACTAAAAGCTGGTGTAAAACCAGATGAGATAGAATGGCTAGGACTTGATGATGTTCTTAACAAAGGCAAGATTACGAAACAAGAACTACAGGATCAGATCAATGCAAACAGAATAGAATTAGATGAGGTGGAGTTGTCTGGTGATGTTGATGAGTCAGCAACTTTTGGAAGGGGTAGCAATTTTGGAAATCTAAGACAAAGGTTTTTAGGAGGTGAAAAAGAAAATTACACAGTTGATGATAAAGGAACGGCTGTTTTTACATTTGTTGATCCTGAAACTAAATATATTATTACAGGAAATAATGACCAAGGATATGAGATATTTAGATCAGAAGCAGATATGAAAGATGGTAAAAATTATTTACAGAGAAACTTCGGAAGGGGTAGGCAAAGTATAGCATCGTTTGACGAAGCTTTAATACAAGCTGAACAAATTATGGTAGAGGAAGGTCTTATTGACCCACCAAAACCAACAACAAGGTTTGGAGAATTCACAGAAGGAGGCGGAGATAATTACCGAGAGTTTTTAATTAGATATGATGATCCTAAAGTAGAATTTGACGAAAGTCATTTTGATGAATCAAATGTCATTGCTCATTTTAGAACAAAAGATAGAATAACAATTAATGACAAAAAAGTATTTTATATAGAGGAGATACAATCGGATTGGGGTCAACAAGGAAGACAAAGTGGTTTTAAAAAATCAGAAGAAGAAATGGTTGAAATATTTGATAAAAGAAAACAAGCACGAACAAAATTAGATGAATATGAAAAACAAGTTAATGATTCTGGTGAAGATTTAGCGGGTAAAGATCTAGATGAAGCAACTTCATTAAGAATGTATTTGCAACAAACTCAAAATTTTATAGTTGACAATGACAAAAAAGTTTTTAAAGCACCATTCATAACAGACACCGATAAATGGACACAGCTTACTCTAAAAAGAATATTATCTAAAGCAGTTGATGAAGGATATGATTTTGTATCTATAACACCAGGCAAAGCACAAATGGATAGATGGAATGATGAAGGTGTGGCTAAATTCTATGATGAGATTGTTCCAAAGAATGCAGAGAAGATTGTTAAGAAGTTAGATAAAAATGCTATACAGAAACAACAAATTGCTATTGTACCACAGGCTTTAGATGCATTAAAAGATGAGTTCTTAACTGGATCAGACTTTAAAGAAAGATTTAGCATAGAACTAACACCACAGCTAAAAGAAAAAGTAAAAAAAGGAATGGCGATGTTTAGTGCAACGCCACTTGTTGTTGGTCAGGAGAACGAGTAATGGGAATATTTAAAGAAATTCTACAAAACCAAGTAAAAAAAGGATTGGCGGTTGAGGGTAAAAACTATATTGATCCCGCTGATAAACTGAAAGTTCAAGGTCAGGATATAGAAGTTACACAGGAAGTGCAAACTGTAAAAGATATTGCTAGTGGTAATGCTAGACAAAGATATAGAATAGGTCAAGATCAAACAAGAATCGAAAATGTTTCTAATTATTCAAAATTTCTTACGAGATTAAAAGGTGATGGTCTTGCATCAGAAGAAACAACGAGAAGAATTTTTCAAGACATCAATGATATTTATGGAGAAACAGTTGATCTAAAAAAATTAAAAATTTCTGAAACTGTAAGAAATGCAAAGTCGGACGATATGCAAAACGCTTTAATGTCCGCATTTAAATATAACACTAGAGGTACAATGAGCAATAAGGATTTTGTTTTAAATTCTGTAAATGCTTATAACATTGTAACTGAATTCCAAGCTCTAAATAAATTAATGCAAAAAACAGCAGATGCTACACAAAAGAAAACTATACTTAAAAACATGGCAATCCATCTTTCGATGGCAAATAAAATTACATCAGCTCTTAATCAAGAAATTAGAACCGCTGCACAAAAAATGGCTGCAACTCGACATGGTATGAAAACAACTGATATTGATTTTACTTCACTAATTAGTCAAGTTAATAGGTTTAATTTAGATAATTTAAGCGAAACTAAAATAGATCAACTAGGTAGGATGTTTGCCAAGTTTAGTAGTCAAGATTTGATGCGAGTGTCAGATCAAATAACACCGACATTATTACAAAAAATCTTTACTGCTCCGAAAGCTGCATACAATGTTATCATGGAACTGTACTACAACTCTTTATTATCTGGCATACCTTCGCAAGTTATAAACACGTTTGCTGGTGTGGTGCATCTAGGTAAAGATAAACTTGATGATGTGGTGGCTAGTGGTGTTGGTGCTGTGCGAGTAGGTGCATTGAAAGCACTTGGTAGAAATGTAGATGAAACAGATAGATTGACATTTGAAGCAGCAACAAATTCAGATTTTGCCGATATAAACGCTTTCAAAGATGCTGTAGCATTATTCAATAAAATTATGATTACAGGGGAAGGATCAGACGGAATAACAAAATTCGATTATCTTAGAAAACCAGCGATAAGAATGCCAGGCACAGACGGAGCAGAAAATATAATTGATGTATTAGAACAATTTTCACAGAAGGGAGGAAAGAACAAACTCGCAGCTGGTGTTAATATGTTAGGTATTCTTTCTCGAATGTCTAGTAGGGCGATGAATGCTGAAGATGCTTTTATTAAATTTTTTGCAAAAAGAAGACATCTTTATCAAATAGCGTTTCAAGAAGCTAAACAAAACAATATTTTGTCTGACGCTTTACAAGAAGGGTTAAGTCAAGCTGCTGCTAAACAAAGGGAAACCGATTACATAAAGTTTAAAATGGATAATCCAGCAGATAGATTTACTGGTCAACAACTGAAAGAAGCGGATGAGTTTGCCAAAACAATAACCTTTCAACAAGAATTAGGATTTATTGGAAGAGGAGTTCAAAAGATTTTTCAAACGCCAGGTTTAGCATTCTTAGCTCCATTTGTAAAAACACCGATCAACATTGCAAAAACCACTTTAAATAGCACAATAAATGTTTCAACGCTAGTTGGACCACTAATGCGAAAACAAGGAAAAGAGTTTGACAAAGCAGTAGCAAAACTCATTACAGGGAATGCAATCATGTTAAGTATGGTTCAACTTACATCGGGTATGTATGGAGATAATATCAAAGTAACAGGAGGACCGCACCCAGACTACAAGGTTAGAAAATATATGAGAGAAATGAACATTCCTAATTATGCTATAGGTTTTAAGCAAGATGATGGTTCTTATAAATATATACCATTTTCTAGAGTAGATCCAATATCGGGAATACTTGCTATGGGTGCTGACTATAATCAACTTAAATATGTTATGGGTGCAGAGGGTTTAGAAGCTATGGCTCAAGTAATGACTCTGGCGGTGGCTGAATATGTTGGTGATCAACCATATATGCAAGGTATTGCAGAATTTTCCGATTTAATACAAAGGTCAAAAAGAGAAAAAAATATTGGTGCTGGGCTAATGCAATGGGCGGGAGGACAAACTGCCAAGGTTATAGGAACGACTTTGAGCGGACTTAATCCTTTAGGCATTCCCATAGGAAATAGTTTTATAAAATTATTAGAACATTATGAAGTGCCTGTCATTGCTCCATCTTCAAGTTACTATCGATCAATAGTAAGAGGAGAAAGTAAACCTAGAGAAGATACAACATTTGTGGGATCTATTGAGGATCGATCAAAAATGGGTGAATTTTTAAAAGCATTTTACGATACTAGAAATCAGTTGTTTGCACAAAACCCACAATTTAACGAAAGATTTTTTCCACAAAAAGGAATGTTTTATAAGGATGTTGGAGCAGCAGAACATTTCTTGTTTGGTTACGAACATACATTTTTGCCCTTTAGAGTACAGACAAGCAACCCAGATGATGTAGAAAAAGAATTGCAAAGACTCGCACTTACAAGAGATTCCGTTAATTATTTAGCATTAGATTGGGATACAAGAAATATTCAAGGAGTGGAACTGAATAAAAATATGCGAGATAGATATGGTCAATTATGGTCGCAACTAGATGGTAACAATAAATTACCAGGACAAAAAGGTTATGATGAAACAGATGATTTAAAAGGAGTTATGCGATCCGTAATTCAAGATAAAGAATACAAAACATTAAGTTCAGAAGAACAATTTATAGCTATAAAAAGAGTATATGATGATAGAAAGAATATGGCAATAAGACGCTTAACAGAAACAGACCTAGAATTTCCAGAGTTATATAACAAATTTGAGGACATACGAAAAGAAAGAATATTTAAACAACTACGAGCAAAGTAATGTTTGAAATTAATCAATATATATTGTATAAAAGGTAGAGGTAAGGTTTATGGCAACATTTGATATTAATGATACTAATAGGCGGATTCAGTATACGACTAACGGATCGCAAACATCTTTTGCATTTTCGTTTCAGATCAATGCTGATACCGAACTTAAAGTTATACTTGGCGAAACGACTCAATCCTTATCAACTCATTATACTGTGAGCATAGCCACCAATGGAACGGGAACTGTTAACTATGCATCAGCTCCCTCGTCAGGACAAAAACTTACCATCCTCGCCAACAAACCTTTATCTCGAACAAGTGCATATAGTACAGGAGCATCCTTTACGGCTGCATCATTAGAAACAGATTTTGATAATACGATCATGGTGTTACAACAGTTTGAAGAAAAAATAGATCGTACCTTACAGCTACCAGAATTCGTAACAGGATCAACCGCACCAAGTTTAACTGTACCTTACAATGATACGACCTCTAACAATGCTAACAAAGTTATTGGTTACAATACGGATGGAACAGATCTGACTTTACTAAGTAAGGGAATAAGTACAGTTTCTTTAACAACAAGCACGTTGTCTGCGGGATCAAGTGCCACAGGATCGGCAAGTGTGAGCGGTGATCAATTAAATTTAACATTGGGTATTCCGACAGGAGCAACGGGTGCTGCTGGATCAAATGGTACAGACGGAGCGGATGGAGAAGTATCTGCGGGGTTCGCAATAGCAATGAGCATAGCATTATAAAGGAGAATATATGGCACAAAATTTTAGAAGATTTACAAGCAATGCAGTAGGCACAGGAGCGACCACTATATTTACTGCAAACAGTTTTGATACTGTTGTTGGAATTAGTTTGGCTAATGTTCATTCTAACGCCATTACAGTTCATTGTTATATTAATGATGGATCGAACGACATTAGTTTAGTAAAGGATGTTTCTATTCCTTCAGGATCAGCATTACAAGTCTTGGATGGTGGAGCAAAGTTTGTTGTACAATCTGGCGATGCCTTGAAGGTTACTTCGAACACCGCAAGTTCGTTAGATGTGTGGGTGAGTGTAGTAGATGCAATTAGTACATAGGAGATATAGATGCCATATATAGGACAGATTCCTTCTGCAAAATTACTTACTGCAAGTGATATAACAGATGGTGTAATATCGACAGCGAAGTTAGCGGACAGTTCTGTAACGAGTGCCAAGATAACAGATGGTACTATTGCAAGTGGTGATTTAGCTAGTGGTGTAGGAGGTAAAATATTACAAGTTGTTCAAACTGCTAAAACAGATACTTTTTCTACAACAAGCACATCATATACAGATGTAACAGGACTATCAGTTGCAATAACACCATCAAGCACATCAAGTAAAGTTTTAGTTACTGTAAGTTCTAATTCATCAGTAAGTAGTGGTAATAATGCAGAAATGAAATTAGTTAGAGGTAGTACAGATATATTTATTGGTGATGATGATAGCACACACTCACGAGCATCTGCTCAAACAAGAGTAAATGATAATAATGGTTGTATGACTTTAACTTTTTCTTTTTTAGATACACCTAATACAACATCTGAAACAACTTATAAAGTACAATATAATGTTCAAGGTGGTACAGGTACTATAAATAAAGCACAAGCAGATGGAAGTTCAATAGCAAGGACAGCATCATCAATAATTGCAATGGAGGTAGGAGCATAATGGATTTTCATAAAGCTATACGAGCAATACATAATTCAGCAGTTTCTATTAATGGTGATACAGAAAAAACTATTATTGCAACAGATAAAGATAATAAAGAAGTTACTATAGATTGGACTAAAGTAAAAGCATGGAAAGACCCTAATGAATATCAATATAAAAGAGCAGATGAGTATCCAAGTATTGTAGACCAATTAGATGATATGTACCATAATGGATTTGATAAGTGGAAAGAAACTATTAAAAAAATAAAAGATAAATACCCAAAGGATGGTAGCTAATGGCATACATAGGTCAACAACCAACTATCGGTGCTTACCATGTACTTGATTCCATAACATTATCTAATGGACAGAGTGCATATACCATGCAGTTGGATGGAGCAAACTTTAGTCCACAATCTGTAAATCACATGTTGGTTATTATCAATGGTGTACCGCAACCAGCGTCCGCATATTCAATCAATGGGCATACTTTAACATTAAGTTCGGCAGCAACCACAGGCGATGTCCTAAATGAGATCAGAGTATTCGGAGATGTTTTAAATATAGGCACTCCATCAGATGCGACAGTAACAAATGCGAAGACGAACTTTGTATCAACGTCAAGTGCTGCTGGATTACAAATAAAAGGAGATGGAACCACAGACGGAACACTGCAACTTAACTGTTCACAAAACTCTCATGGTGTTAAGATAAAAAGTCCAGCTCATTCAGCATCACAGTCATATACATTAACCTTGCCAAGCACAGCACCGAGTGCAGACAAAGCATTAATAACAGATGGTAGTGGTAATTTATCTTTTGGTAATGCTGGTTCTTATGTAAAACTTGCAACAGCTACTGCATCTTCTAGTTCAGAAGTTGCTTTTGACAATACAGTTTTTACATCAACATATAAAAGTTATATGATTAGAATTAATGATTTTGTTCTATCAACTAATGCTGTTTTTCGGTTTGCTGATTCTCCAGATAATGGGTCAACAATTTCCTTTACAAGTACAATGGGTAATTGGTATTATGCAGTAGGTACGTCTGGGTACAATCAGGGTCATGGTTCAACTACTAATTATCACGAATTTAGTGGGTTTGCTCACGATGGAGCGGGTACAGTAAAATCAAACTTTTTAGAATTATACTTACCTTATTTTACCCAAGCACAAACTAATAAAGTATATTATGCAGAATATATACATCAAAATAATGATGGTAATCCTTATAATGTAAATTTTGCATTTGAAAGTTCATTAACAACAGCACAGAATTATATTAAATTTATGGGTGCAAGTGGTAATATAACAAAAGGTGCATTTACAGTTTATGGGATAGTAGAATAATGGCAATACTTAGAGCAAATAATAATACACTTAGTTCAGTAACTGCATTGCCAAGTGGTATAGGAGGTAAAGTATTAAGTCATAAAATTACACAGATAACAGCAAACTCTACGAGAGCAAGTGCAACTTCATTTGCAGATGATTTAGACTTTGGTAGTTTTACACCTTCAACTTCAAGTAGTATTGTTCTTATACAAGGGGTAGCAAATTTTGACTCTGGAATAAATACATATACATATTATAAATGGATAGTAGATGGTTCTGATTTTTTATCAACAACAGGAACAACTCCAATTCATACACACGGATTTTACAATACAGGTGCAATGAACAATATATGTTATATGCCTTCAACGATATTTACAAGTATAACAAACTCTGATGGGTCAGCTATACCTGTCAAATGTCAAGGAAAAACTTCATCAGGTACATTGTCTATTAACAGATGTAACAATGATAGTAATGTAGGTTCACCTAGTACAGTAATTTGGACAGAAATAGCAACATAAAGGAAGGAGGTAATATGACTTATAAATATAAAATGGTTAATGGCAAGGAAGTAGAATTAACTGCTGACGAAATCAAAGAACTAGAAGCTAGAGATAAAACTTGGGCAAATGGTGAGTACGACAGACTAATGGCTAGTATTCGTCAAGAAAGAACTGACCTTTTAATGGAATGTGATTGGATGGGTATGTCAGATTTAACTATGTCTGCTGATTGGAAAACATATAGACAAAAATTAAGAGATATTACAAAAGGTGTTGATACAGTTGACAAAGCAAAAGCTGTAACTATGCCAGAGAAACCAAAGTA